ACGGGAGTGCTGGTTGGAATGATAAATTATAGCGCAACGACTCGATTTATCGGCAAAGTCGAATGTAGAAATGTGTCGGATTCTGCGACTGCACCAAACCAAATCACCGCTGTGTTTTACGGAGAATTAGAAAATGAATGAGCTAATAATTAACGCAGACGGCACAGTTACCATCGTCGGTGACGCCGGATCAGTCAGCGGGATCATCGCAGACGCCGTAGAGGCAGCAACCATTCCTGCTGAACTTGATGATGACTTCAACATAATCACACCGGAAATCGTACCGGATGCCGATACGTTGATGGTCGAAATCAGCGTAGAAGACCTGAAGACGCACGAATGGCGTCTACCCAAAGCCCGTGTAGAACGGCTGGAGGAAATCCGTGGTGATCGTAACGAGAAACTAAAAGAACTTGATCTCGAATATCAACTGGCTGATGAAGGTGTTCACCCAACTGGGTCAGATAAAGCTGCCGTAGCTGCTAAGAAGGTTGCTTTGAGGGATCTTCCTCCTGCTGTTGAGACACATCTGGCTACGCTAGAGAATACAGATGACATCAGCGCATATGTTCCTGCTGCACTGGAATAGATTGGATATTGACGGGCCAATATTAGGATACTGGAAGCACCATGCCTATTTCCAAATTACAATTTAAGCCTGGGTTAAATCGTGAGAGCACGGCGTATGCTAATGAAGGCGGCTGGTTTAATTCTGATTTAATTAGATTTAGGAAAAGTCGTCCTGAAAAACTAGGCGGTTGGGTTAAATTAGGTCAAAATACATTTGAAGGTGTTGCTAGATCAATGTGGACATGGTCCACATTGGACAACTCAAAATTAATGGGCCTTGGAACATCTAGTAAATTTTACATAGAAGAAGGTGCTACATTTAATGATATAACACCAATACGAAGAACAGCAGACCCATTAAGCAATAATCCATTTACAACAGGAGATGCGGGAGCGGATGCGATATTAACTGTTACAGATGCAAGTCATGGCGCTAATGTGGGTGATTTTGTAAATTTTCTAGGTTCTTCGTCAGTTGATGGTGTAACCGCAGCCCAAATAAACACTGAATTTGAAATAACTTCAATTGTAAGTGCTAATTCTTATACAGTTACAACTGCTGGAACAGCCTCATCTGGTGATACTTCAGGCGGGGGGGCTAGTGTAACTGCCATTTATCAAATTAACGTTGGCACTGAATCCTTTGTAGCAGGAAATGGTTTTGGTGCAGGATTATTTGGCGGCTTAATTACTTCATTTTCTCAAACAACTCTTAATGATGCTGGCGGTATTAGCGCCGGGGATTCATCTTTTACATTAACAAGTGCTGCCGATTTTGAAACAGCTTCTACAACCACAACATCAGCATTAACCTCATTGAGCACAACGCTACCGTTAACTAGCACAAGTGGTTTCCCTGATAGGGGCCATGTTCTAATTGACAGTGAAATTATTGCCTATGATCTACAATCAGGCAATAATTTAAGTGAGCTTGTGCGTGGCGCAGACGGCACAACCGCCGCAGTTCATAGTAATGGAGCAACAGTTACCTTTGTCGGATTAATGTTAATTGACGATGAATTAATCCGTTACACAGGAAAAAGCAGCAATACTATAGATACTGGTGTGGGTCGGGGTGCCTTTGGAACTGTTGCTGCGTCACATGATGACGGCACTGTGGTAAAAGAGGCTAATGATTTTGTTAGTTTTGGAGCAGCCTCAACATCAACTGCTCTTTCAGACCAAAATCTAAGGCTTTGGTGGCAGGATAATTTTGGGGAAGACCTTATTTTTGGCCCACGCAACGGTGTTCCTTATTATTGGGATAGAGGCTTGGGTGTTGCTACACGGGCTACTGCTCTTTCAGCCCAAGCAGGCGCATCTGATGCCCCCACCCTTGTGCGCGAAATATCGCTATCTCCTACAGATCGGCATGTTGTAGCCTTTGGTGTTAATGCCTTGGGAGAAACTACATTAGATCCATTACTTGTTCGTTGGTCAGACCAAGAAAATGCTTTTGATTGGACCCCCACAGCTACCAACACCGCTGGAAGCCAGCGTATTTCTAGTGGTTCTGAAATTATTACAGCTAAACGAACGCGCCAAGAGTTTCTAGTTTGGACGGATATGGCCATACATTCAATGAAATTTGTAGGCCCTCCATTCACATTTGGTTTTCAATTACTTGCTTCAAATATTTCTATCATTAGTCCAAATGCTGGTGTTAATGCAAAGGATGCAGTATTCTGGATGGATAATGAAAACTTTTATGTTTTTTCAGGTCGAATCGATGTTTTGCCGTGCACTGTTTTGCGGCATGTATTTGAGGACATCAACCTAGAACAGCGATTTAAGTTTTTTGCTGCGTCTAATAGGCTCTTCAGTGAAATATTTTGGTTCTACGTATCGGAAGACGCTATAGACATTGATCGATATGTTAAGTTTAATTATGCAGAAAATGCTTGGGATATAGGCACGTTATCCAGAACAGCTTGGAACGATGCCGACATACATATTAAACCTCGGGGCGCTTCAAGTAATACGATTTTTGTCCATGAAACAGGCAGCAATGACGATGAATCGGCTATGACCTCATTTATAGAATCCTCTGATTTTGATATAGGAGACGGGGACAACTTCATGTTTGTTAATCGTATACTTCCCGATATAGCTCTAGGGGGGGAAGGAACACCTGCCGTTGATTATATTTTCAAAACCAGAAATTTCCCAAATGATTCTTTAACTACTGATTCTACAAACTCTATTACTGCTTCAACTAAACAGGCTTTTCTAAGGGCGCGGGGCAGGCAAGGAGTATTAAGAATACAAAGCGACACGTCTAATGTGGATTGGACATTAGGTGATACTCGTATAGATATTCGCGAAGATGGACGAAGATAATGGCGAAAATATTACAAAGCGCGCTTCCTCTTGCCCCCGATGTATATGATCGTGAAGCAATACAGCGAATTTTAACTGATCTACAAATATCTTTAGATAATGTTATGCTTCCTGCTGAAATAAGCGGAGAAGACGATGTTTTTGGTACGTCTTGGTTTTTGACCTAATGGCACGAGCATATAAAAATGCAAAGGTTGATCTAACCACAGATGCTGTGACTACGCTATATACTTGTCCAACAGCTGCGGCGGCTATAGTTACTTCGATACTGGTTTCAGAAGACAGTGGTAATGCGGATACTATTACGGTTACCCTGACAAATTCCGCAGCCGCAATATTTTCTTTATCCAAAGTTAAGGCGGTGGGTGCCAATACAACGGTTGAATTATTGACACGACCTTTAGTTGTAGAGGAATCTGAAGTTTTAAAGGTGAAAGCAGCTACAGCCAATCGACTGCATGTTGTAGCAAGCCTGTTAGAGTTAAGTTAATGTCTCGTTTGGCATTGATGACTATGTTTTTATTGTTGCGGCCATTATCAGTGCAACCGCAACAAGCACGATTGTTTTGTGGTCCTCATCTAGCTATGTTGGAACTTCTTAAAGAACAGAATAAGTAGCCTATGGCAAACGTTGATGATAAAGTCAAGGTACGGGAAACCTCCAAAGAATATGAATTGTTGGTTTCTGATTTGGTGCCTGATACTGGTGATGAAGCACCGACGTGGTGTAATCTAGCGGCGGGATTGCTCGACAAGTTTCGGGTAATCCCGCGCCTGATTATGCTTGCCTACATATACGCTTTTTATCAAAGTACGGTTTGGTTCATGGCGTTAACCGATCCAACCAATGCACAGGCTGCGTTCATCAGCACTATCGTGGGTGCGGGGGCAGCTTTCTTTGGGCTGTATGTCGGCAAGCCTGGATCGCCATTACCGAAGGGGCGTAAGAAGTGATAACTCTTCTTGGCAGCTTGCTGGGTTTTGGAACATCAATCGTTCCAGAGATTCTTGGCTTTTTCAAACAAGGGCAAGCCAACAAGCAGGAATTAGCCATGTTAGAGGCTAAAGCCAAATATGCCCAAGCTCTTTCCAGTATGAAGTTGGAGGAGCTTGACGCCAAGGCTGAGATTGTTGAAACGGAAAAACTTTACGAACACGACATGGCTCTTGCAGCACGGGGCGGTTGGGTTGTTTCGTTACAGGCGAGTGTTCGGCCCGTTATTACCTATCTATTCATGTTTACTTTTTTGGCGGTGGAGGGCGGTATTATTTACAGTTTGATGACCACCCAAGGGGCAGATTGGGTAACGGCGCTGCAAGCGGCTTGGACTGAGGATGTAATGGCTATTTTTTCGGCCATCCTGAGCTTTTGGTTTGGCAATAGAGCAATGAGTAAAGCTAAGGCCATTGTTCACGGTAAAGCGTAAGGAGCTTTTGAACTAATGCCTATGCAGAAGCTAGTTTCCCATCATACTTGCAGTAAAAGGACATGTAGGGTATGGTTTTGGCTGGCGCAACGTCAGGAACTCGCCGCCCCTGCTTCCTTCACTTATAAG